GGGGGAGTCGAAACACCCCTCCCTGCCTCTGGCCCGCGCGGAGCGCAAGCCACTTGACCGAAAGAAAAACATCCCCCGCGCCACCAGCGCGCGAACCTGCTTAAAGAAAATCCGGCCCTACTGCAACAGCAAAAATCAGACGTTGAACAGGAACTCGATGACATCGCCGTCTTTGACGACATATTCCTTGCCCTCGGTGCGCTGCAGGCCCTTGGCCTTGACGGCAGCATAGTCGAAGTTGTTGGCCTCGAGGTCGCTGTAGCCGATGACGCTGGCACGGATGAAACCGCGCTCGAAATCGCTGTGGATCTTACCGGCAGCCTGCGGGGCCTTGGTGCCCTTGCGGATGGTCCATGCGCGGCACTCCTTCTTGCCGTCGGTCAGGAAGGAGATGAGGCCCAGCAGGTCGTAGCTGGCGGTGATGAGGTTGTCGAGGCCGCTGGCCTCGATGCCCATCTCGGCGAGGAAGGCTTTCTTCTCCTCGGGGGTGTAGTCGGCGATGTCCTCCTCGGTCTTGGCGCAGATGGGGATGTAACGTGCACCCTCTTCCTTGGCGCGTGCAGCTACCAGCGGGACGTACTTGTTGTTCTCGATGCCCTCCATCAGGTCGTCCTCGCCCACGTTGCAGGCGTAGAGGACGGGCTTGCTGCTCAGCAGGCCCATCTCGTGGAGCACGGCCTGCTGCTCGGCGTCGTTCTCGTCGAAGTCGAAGCTGCGGGCGGGCTTGCCGCTTTCCAGATGAGCAGCAAGCTGCTGCAGCCATGCAGCCTCGGCGGCGGCTCCCTTGTTGTTGCCGCTCTTTGCAGCCTTGGCCATCCGGCCTGCGCGGTTCTGGACGACTTCGAGGTCGGAGAGGATCAGCTCATAGTCGATGGCGTCGATGTCAGAGATGGGGTCCACGGCCTCGGCCTTGGTCACATCCTCCACGACATGGATGATGTTGTCGTCGTCAAAGCAACGCACCACATGGACGATGGCGTCGCACTCGCGGATGTGGCCGAGGAATTTGTTGCCGAGGCCTGCGCCCTGACTTGCGCCCTTCACGAGGCCCGCGATGTCCACGAACTCCACGATGGCGGGGGTCTTCTTGTTGGTCTGCCAGATCTCAGCCAGCTTGTCCAGCCGCTTGTCGGGCACGGCCACGATGCCGCTGTTCGGCTCGATGGTGCAGAAGGGATAGTTTGCGGCCTCCGCGTTCTTGGTGGAGGTGATAGCATTGAACAGAGTGGACTTGCCGACGTTGGGCAGGCCGACGATACCTAATTTCATAGTTGTGATTTCTCCTTTTGTGATGTAGATGATAAACAGCTATATTGTACGTATATAAGTTGTTTTTTGTGAAAACTGAATTTGGCGTTGGGTGGGTAAATCGGATTCACTCACCCTTTTCTCACCCTTTTTGTGCTTCCTGCGCCTTTGCGAACTGCGCTACGGCTTTCTGCATGGAATCGTCGGTCACATGGACATACCGATCCATTGTTGTTTTGCTGCTGGCATGACCCAGCAGCTTTTGCAGGACTTTGGGCTGCATTCCGCTCTCAATGGCACGAGTAGCGTATGTATGGCGTAGAGCGTGCATACAGAAACGCTTGATTCCCGCATCATCGCACAGCTTGTAGAGGTGAGTGTCGTAGGAGCTGTTCTTGGCAGGCATTCCGGTACGCCAGTTGATGAACACCAAGTCGCGCATGACCAACTTTCGCTTCTGACCAGTCTTGCGATCCATAAAGGTCAAGACAGTGGACAGGCGTTTCGATTCGTTGCGGTATTCTCTGGTGTCGTAGATTTCCCGCAGGATGTCGTAAGCGGTGTCAGTCAGAGGAATGGTGCGGTAGCTGGATTCCGTTTTCGGAGGGCCAGCACGCCATTCGTCTTGCTTGTAGCGGAACTCCAAGGTCTTGTTGACCGTCAGGGTGCGTTTCGCCCAGTCAATAGCATCCCATGTCAGGCCGATCATTTCACCAGTACGCAAGCCAGTTTCCAGAATCAGTGCATACTGAGCATAGTTGTGGGAGCCTTTGGCAGCTTCCAGAAACCGTTTCTGCTCATCCACAGTCAGAAAGTGGATGTCATCAACCGCCCGGACAGGTTTCGTATAGCGAACACCATCCATAGGATGACGGTCAATGAAACCATTATCTTTGGCACTCTTGAAAAATGTGCCCATCGTCATATAGGTTTGACGGATGGTAGAACCAGCGTAGTCGCTCTCCATGGCGTTCAGGATCATCTGGCAGTCCATGGGCTTGACATCTCGCAGCAGCATGGAACCGATAAACGGCTGAACATTATGTTCGTAGCGTTCACGATAATTCCGAAGCGTATTCGGAGCACGGTTGCCAACGACATCCTTCAGCCAGCGGTTGAACCATGCATCGACCGTCATATCAGGTGATGTTGCGGTGCGAAGCTCTGGATGGCGGCAGAGGTAGAGTTGCTCCTGCCGCCAGTTTTTGGCTTCAACTAAAGTATGGAAGCTTTGCTGGCCTTTCTTTCCGTGATAGGAGTATTTGGCGTAGTAGTATTTGTCTTTCCGTTGACCAAGCCCTTTTCCGAGTTCTTTTCCTTTAAGATCTTTGCCCATGTTGCGGCTCCTTTCTGAGAAAAAAAGAGCCCACACAACACACTTTATTGTATCATGTGGGCATGGTTTATGCAAGTCCTTCAGAGGACGTTATATGGTGTCAGATGGCGTACTGCTCATCCAGAAACTCCTCAAACTTTTTCCGTTTGATGCGTTTTGTATTGCCCACGAATACAACAAACTTGCAGCCATCCTGCAAGGCAAGCTCGGAAATGCGGTTCTGACCGATGCCGAAATATGCAGCAGCTTCAGGGACGGACAATAGCCACTTTTCACAGAGCGGAACAGGTGGAACAGCTTTTTTGGTGTATGTATCACTGCCAGACAAGGAACTGGGATCACGGTTGATGTCGTCAGTGAGGTTAAACGGAACCGCAAAAGTGGCAGAATGAATGTTGAGATTGGTGTTCATAAATTTCCTCCTTGGTGATAAAAGTGTCTGCGAGTATAATTAAGGCTTGGACAGTTTTGGGCGAGGGGATTGGTCTTCTAGGGGCAATAACTGGCGAACTGTAACCCACTGACAAATCTCACCGGATTGATTTAAGTAAACTCGTTTCTTCTGAGCAAAGGAATAGAGAGGAATATAGCCTACTTTTTGCAACACTTCGATTATAAGGCTGCTTTTGAAATCTACGTTGTAGGAGTTCTTATAGGTTCCGGCCAGTTGTTCATCAAACCAAACCTGAATCTCACCAGTACCCTTGAAGACAAACTTAGTGTTTGCGACAGATTCAGACCAGATGAAACAAGGGATATAGTCCCAGCTTGTAAGCTTTCCCAACACGATTTTGGATGGGGGATGTGCATGGCGGCTTTTGGCTTCGCGTTGGAGAAGATCGAGGCAATCGCTGGATGAGATGCACTCATGTAAAATTCCATGCAACTGCTGTAAGTCGATTTCAGCTTGTTTCCGGGAGAGGGATACATAATAGCCCTCATTAGAGATGCGAACATAGATCATTTTAAGTACCCTCCTTAACGATAAATTTTAGTCTGTTGCTGGTTTTAACTTGATAGCCATATAATGGAAGAAGTTCTTCGATAACTTGCGTTCCCGGTGTCCGATCTTTCTTTCCGCTACAAAGAACTTCTCCTCCGGCTGCTTCGTGTAAGAGACGAAACTGCTGGCGAAAGTTGGCCCAGCTTTCTTTATTGAGCGGTTTTGATGCCGTTTCTTCCAGAAACGTCTGGAGCTGTTCAATGGCATCACTTTGGCAACAAAGGCTTTCGTCAACAGCATCACTTAAATTGAAGCCAAACCAACATAACGCTTTCTTGACATATCCATCGGGAGAACCTTCTAATCTGCGTAAAGTATCGCGAGCATCAGAACGGTAATAATTGAGAGAGGCAAACGTGAAGATGCTGTTTTTCGGATGGGAGCTTTCGTTGTAAGAGAACTTTGTTCTCAAGAACTCAAGCTCACCGTTCCAAAACATATCTTCTCTGGTTTTTGCATCAGCATCTAACCACTTGTCGAGTAGATTCTCCTGACGATCCCATTGGGAGATTCTAGACGAAAAGTAGCTTTTAGCTCTGCGTGGAATCACTAATTCGAGCGTTTGGCCTTCTTCATACATCCGCACACGACCAGCTTGCTGGACAGCGGCCATGTACTCGGTACCGGAAATGTACAAATGGGTAATGTCCTTATCAATCAGATTCGTGCCGTTATCCAGCACGGAAGTGGCAATCAACACTGAAACTGACTCAAAGCGATTCTTGGTCTTGATTTCCTCAAGCACCTTTTTGTCTAACTCGTCCATGGAGTATGACCTAGAGGACGTGGATTCTGAAACAATAAAGGCAGCGGAGATGCCGTGACTGTTTAGCTTTTCCTTGCAGTCCTTTCCCTGCTTCTTGGAATCAACAAAAACAACCGCCTTACGAAGACTATGAGCTTCATACTGTTCGATTACATCATCCCAAAGGGATTGACCGTCGGCAAGGATGCGAGGGTGTAGATAACTGTAATCAGGTTCAGCACCCGTGACCTCGAAGAAAGCAGCATATTTTGGTAAGCCAGTGTTGTTACTATACATCTGCGAGATCATATTGTTTCTGGCATACCTGAAACCGGGCCAAATTTCCCAATGAGGAAAATTTTCTGCCAAATCTACAACTTGCTCCATCTTCAAAATGACATTTCGGACAGGGTTTATAGTAGCTGAGGCGTAGATGCGGACAGACTGAGCAAAGACCCTAGGGAGATTAAAGAGGGGAGCCGAGTCTGTGGTGAACACTGAATCTGCAATGAAGTAGTGGCACTCGTCACAAACCACAAAGGCGTACTCTTTGGCTTCAAAAGGCCCGATTTTAATGTTCGGAGTGTCTGTGTCTTGAAGTCTTTGGGCCATGTACTGGTACGAGCACACCACAAGGTCTCCTAGCGGATAAATCCCAGCTTGGGGAAATTCAATGGCTCCGGGCGGTATGCCCAACTCTTTCAGGTAGATGTTGATGAGCTGCTCTGTAAGAACATTGCGGTTGACGATCAAGAGTACCGACTGTCCTCGTCGTCGGGCCTCCGGTACAAGGTCTTTGATAAAGAAGGTGGTTTTACCAGATCCTGTGGGAGCCTTGAGCAAGTAGACATTTCTGGGTGAACCGGGTGGACTATGAACGATAGGTTGCTTAATATCTTCTGATAAATATTGGCTCATTGTTGGGGCCTCCTTTCTGTGAGAATATTATGACACATTCTTCGAGGACCGCTGATTTGCGAAATTTTCACACAAAAATAGCCCCCAAGCAGATAATGCTTGGGGGCTATGAGGGCAATGCTTCTATCTGTAGTTAGGGGATTCAGGAAGTGGAATATCGTAGCTTTTAAGGATTGCTTTGATTGCAGCACTTTGTAATACTGCAAAAGGAGCGATTAAATCTCGACTTGGAGCAAAATCATGTCTAAGCGGATCAGGGAGAGAATAGTAGCGAAGAAGAGATTCGACGTATTCCGGTACGTAGAAGACAGAAAGACTATTAAGATTGGAAGAAGAAATAGCAGAAGAAAGTCCATAATACTTGATAGCGTCCGTAAGTGCAGAAGAAGGTGTGGAGGGAATATCATTTTTGCTGAGAACATCATGTGGGTCAATTATACATAGTTCGACTAATTTGTAAGAGAGGTCTAGTAAAGAAGTATAGGCACTGTTGATAAGTTCGATAGCCTTGGCAAGAGGTTCTATCAAGATTTTTGAAAAATCGGAGGAATATAAGTTGCGAGATGATTTATCTCTTTTCTCAAATGATGGACTCATGTTTATTGCGGCCTCTGAAACAATATGGGCCAGATAAATTCTAATACGTGGAGGCTTGCATTTCATAAGCTCATTTATTATTTTTATAGAGATTTTCTGTGCTTCTGTACGAGACCGGCTATTATTAGCATAGAAAGGAAACAACGCAGATACCGTGTTAAAGCCTAGAATCTTTTCTAAATACCAGCGGTCTTCAGCTTTTGGAGAAACATCGCTTTCTGAACTAAGACTATCCCACATGGAACGGAATGTTCGAGACTTATCGTAGTTGGCACGCACATCGCTGTCGTTGGATAGGGCATTTTCTGTCTTGGCTAAATCACAAAAAGCGGAAAATGGATTGCATATAGTGGTTTGATCTTTAGGAGTTCGGTGAAGCTTCGGCATGGGGTGCGCAAGAAAAACAGACTGAACATATTGATAGCATGATGCCGAGAACAGTTCTCTAGGAAGTATGGTAGAGCAAAATGCGCTGTTATCATTGTAGCATTGGAGCATTTCATCATAGAGGGTGCCTTTATCAGGATCAAGAGGTAATTTTTCAGAGCAGTTTATTGGAAGAGTTTGCATATATTGCAGATTGAAAATGAGGGCATCTGTGATGTCATCAACAAAACCGGAACGCATTTCTGGAAATAAATCGTGAAAAGGAGGCGCATACATAGAAGGGTTAGAAAAATAGCAGAGGTCAAAGATACAAAGAGACGATATATAACGGTTGACTAATAGATTTTGATTAGAGAGGGAACTATCATTTTTGTTGGCATCATTATTAACTGTATGCGGCCGCCTGTATGGCTGTAATGCAGAACGAAAGGTGGGAAGACCCAAGGGCTCCCAGATGCCTTCTGATTTAATGCTGGCAGTATCAGTATTACTAGGCGTGTCAGGGTAAAGTCGAAGAAAAATATTGATAAGGTGATGTACAGGAATGGTTTCTCCGTAAGATTTACTCTTTCCTACTTTCTTTTGCAATTTTTCTGATTTGATTTCATCAGTAAGAAGGGAAAGTTCATGGGGAAGATGCGAGTCAAGGACATTTTCCCCTTTTGAGTTGAAGATATCGCCAAATTCAATCATAAGATAACACCTCCACCACTATTTTATCGCATCAGTGGGAAAAGGCAATCCAATATGTTTCAAAATCGAAAATTTTAGCCAGATAGTATAAAGCTGAACACAAACCTCTGAGCCGAAAGACTCAGGGGCTATTTTTATGTCTGGAGGTGATTTTCTATGCTGTTCCGTATCATCGTTGTTATCATCACTATTACGGTTTCGTTCTAAGCCGCATCCGCACAGAAAGGAGATGTCCCCATGAACTTTTTACCTGAGCTCATTCAGAAACTTGGCACGGTTCTTGTTGAAGTCCTCGTGCTGATTGCTGAAGAAGTTGAAAAGAAAAACTAACGAAAACAAATCAAAAAGGAGATTTTACTATGCCCGCAAATGTTGAAACCATGTTCTCTGTCCGTGAAACTCCGTGGCATGGCCTTGGCCGTATCGTTATGGATGCCCCTGCAAGCCGTGAAGCCTTGGAGCTGGCTGGTCTGGATTGGCAGGTGGAAAGCCGCAACATCTATTCTGGCACGGGTGCTATGATCCCCGGCTATCGTGCCAATGTCCGCAGCACCGATGAAGCTGTTCTGGGCGTGGTGTCTGACCGCTACCGCATTGTGCAGAACGAAGAAGCGTTCCAGTTCACCGATGACCTGCTGGGTGAGGGCGTTACTTATGAAACTGCTGGTTCTTTGCAGGGCGGCAAGAAGGTCTGGATGCTGGCGAAGCTGCCTGAGAAGTACATTATCGCGGGTGATGAAGTAACCCCATATCTTGTGTTCTTCAACAGCCACGATGGCAGTTCTGGTGTCAAGGTCGCTATGACCCCGGTTCGTGTGGTCTGCCAGAACACCCTGAATCTGGCCTTGGGTACTGCAAAGCGCATCTGGACTGCTCGCCATACCGAAAATGTTCTGCTCCGGGTGCAGGATGCCCGTGAGACCTTGCAGCTTGCCAACAACTATATGGGGGAGCTGGGCAAGGGCATCCATGAGCTGACCACCATCAAGCTGTCTGACCGCAAGGTGCAGGAGTTTATCAACGAGTTCTTCCCCATCACGGAAGACTTAACCGATGGCCAGCGGAAGAACAACCTGCGCTTGCAGGACGATTTGAAGGCCCGCTATTATAATGCACCCGATCTGGAGTGGGTCGGAAAGAACGGCTGGCGGTTCGTAAACGCTGTTTCGGACTTTGCTACCCATGCAGACCCCATCCGTAAAACTCGCAACTACAACGAAAATCTGTTTCTGCGCACCGCAGAGGGCAATCCGATGATCGACAAAGCCTACAAGATGGTGCTGGCAGCGGCATAAAGGAGAACGTATGAACGATGTGAGCAACCGGGCTGTCCGGGAATTTTCTGAGTTCCTGAACAGCATTGAAGCCGATTTTCCAAAGCCAACTTGCACCACGGCATACGAGATCACGATGAAAAGCACCATTGTCAGTGCCTTGATTACGCTAGACACCGAAAAGCAGATGGACGAGCATTTCTGGAACCATCTCCGGGTGCAGCGGAACATTCTGGATTTCCTGTATGCCCTGTGGCTGGATGATGACCGCACTTTGGTGGACGAGTTTTCCACGATTATCAAAGACTTGGTGGAATATGATTTCTCTATCGCAGAAGAACAGATGAAAGTGAGGTTGAACATTGCATGAAACGACTTGTATCTACATTGAATTTGACCAAAGAAGATTGGCTCCGTTATCGCAAATGCGGCATTACCGGCACGGATGCCGGGGCTATCCTTGGCCTGAATCCCTACCGTTCTGCATTTCAGGTATACCACGATAAAATCAGCGATACCATTGAAAATATCGACAACGAGGCCATGCGGCAGGGTCGTGACTTGGAGGATTATGTAGCACAGCGGTTCTCCAAAGAAACAGGGTTTAAGGTGCGCCGTGCAAACGCTATCTACCAGAGCGAGAAACATCCGCTGCTTCTGGCAGACTTCGACCGCCTGATCGTTGGGCAGAAAGCTGGATTGGAGTGCAAAACGGTTTCGCCCTTCTCCGCAGATAAGTGGGCAGATGGCAAAATCCCGGCTCACTATTTGGCGCAGGTTGACCATTACTTAGCCGTCAGCGGTTTCGACTGCTGGTATGTGGCGGCTCTGATTTTCGGGAAGGAGCTGGTGATCCACAAAATCGTGACAGATAAGCAGGTGCTTTCTGACCTCATTGGTAAGGAAGAACGTTTCTGGACGAACCATGTTGTGCCCCAGATTCCCCCTGTACCCAACGGTTGCGATTGTGACACTCAGCAGATCAACCAGCTTTATGAGGTAGACAACCGGGACAAGACCGCTGACCTGAGTGCTCTGCATGGACTTCTGGATAAGCGGCAGGAGCTTTCTGACCAAATCGAGCAGATGGAACAGGAGAAAACGGCCATCGAGCAACAGGTCAAGCTGCAAATGCAGGATGCCGCCTATGGCACAGCACCGGGTTATAAGGTGTCGTGGGTATCCTCCGAAAGCAAGCGTGTGGATTTCCAACGCCTGCGGAAAGAGCAGCCGGACATTTTCAACCAATACAGCAAAAATGTAAGCAGCCGCAGGTTTACCATCGTTCATGTGGCATAAATCTTGTATCAGACGGCAGGGAATGACTTCTCTGCCGCCTTTTTTCTTGGAGGTTTGATTATGGCCACAGAAAATCCATTCGTAAAATTATTTGCTATCGACTTCAAAGATCATCTGGAAGTCAAGAAGTCCGGCAACACGGAACTGAAATATGTAAGCTGGGCGTATGCCTGGGCAGAGGTGAAGAAGCTGTATCCTACTGCCAGCTATGAGGTCAAGAAATTCAACGGCCTACCCTATGTTTATGACCCCATAACCGGCTTCATGGTGTATACCTCGGTCACGATTGAGGGCGTTTCGCACGAAATGTGGCTGCCTGTACTGGATGGCGCAAACAAAGCCATGAAAGCTGTGCCTTATACCTACACCACTCCGAAATGGGACTACAATCCGCAGACTCGCCGCCGTGAAAAGATCGGCATGGAAGAACGTACCGTAGAAGCGGCCTCCATGTTCGATGTGAATAAGGCTATCATGCGGTGCTTAGTGAAGAACCTTGCTATGTTCGGTCTTGGTCTCTATGTCTATGCCGGAGAGGATTTGCCGGAAGATGCTGCACCGCAGCCGGAATCAGAGCCGCAAAAGCAGCCGAAACCGAAATCTGCTACCCCGAAGCAGGAACAGCCGCCGATGCCCTGCATCTGCGCCCGGTGCAACCAGCCCATCAAGAGGGTCAAGCTGAAAGATGGTTCTATCATGCAGGCGGCAGAATTTGCAGCTACCCATGAGGGAATGTGCGCTGACTGCTATAAAGCAACCAGATTGAACGTAGCATAAGGCAAATGCTTGTAAATTTCACATCTGTATGCTACTATAAGAACAAGAGAAAAGAAGGTGATGGCATGGCGCAAAAGGATACATCTGAAAAAATTCTGGAATCCTATAACGATGTCTTTTCGGACATTGTGAACGTGCTTCTGTTCAACGGCAAGCAAGTTCTGTCTGCGGATGAACTGGAAGATCAGGCTCCACGCTCCTACTACAAAGTAGATGGCAAGATTCGTGAGATCGAGCGGGATGTTGCCAAACGCTGGAAGAACGGAAATATCCGTGTGGCCTGTATCGGTTTTGAAAACCAGACCGCTTCTGATCCCAATATGCCGCTCCGTGTCATGGGTTACGATGGCGCAGAGTACCGGGCACAGTTACTTGGTGATAGTGAAAATCTCTATCCGGTCGTGACGCTGGTGCTCTACTTTGGTCACGATAAGCCGTGGAATGGGCCGCTTTCCCTGAAAGAGCGACTGAACATTCCCAAAGAGTTTGAGCCGTTTGTCAACGACTATAAAATCAACCTGTTCCAGATCGCCTATCTGACCCACGAACAGGTAGAGCTTTTCCAGAGCGATTTTAAGGTCGTGGCAGACTACTTTGTACAGAAACGGGAAAACGGCGACTATATTCCGAGTTCGCAGGATCTGACTCATGTGCAGGAAACGCTTCAACTGCTGAGCATTATGACGAATGATAATCGGTTTGAGGAGGCGTACAATACGAATACCGATGGCCAGAAAGGAGGCCCACGCAATATGTGCGATGTGCTTGATAAAGTGGAAAACCGTGGCATTGCGAAAGGCATTGCAAAAGGCAAGGCTGAAGGCAAAATCGAAGGGGAAGATACGCTGGCTTTGCTGATGAAGAAGCTGTTCGATCAGAACCGTATTGAAGATGCAAAGCGGGCTTCAGAAGATAAGGAGTACCGTACTCGGCTGATGAAAGAGCTTGGCATCAGCTAAGCAAAAAATTATATGTACAACTGGGAGAGTGTCTTCGGATGCTCTCCCTTTACTTTTGCAGGGCAGTCCGTGTGGAGTGTCCTGTTTCTTTATATAAGGAGAGGACAGATTATGACCTTTAACGCAATGACCGAACACTACGAAGAAATCACGGTTTGCGGAAAGCCTGCGCTGTTCACCAGCATCCGCATCAGGAGAGATACCGTCCCGGATGGTCTGTACGCCTACGATGTCCGGCATGATG